TCTTGAACATTCATCGCTTGTCTCAGCGTATTATATAGTTCTTCTTTTCCCTTTCTTCCTAGTTTCTCTGGCATACCTGACACAAATGTGTCATAGTCGTCATCCATAGCTGCCTTACGTAGCTTAGATGCACTCATACCTTCTACACCTTCACCATCTGGATCTCTATCACCTGCAGATGATACCTTTATATCATCAAAATTATATAACTTACCATTATATTTGGTTGCTAGTGAGTTAAATTCACTGACTCTATCTCCACCAACTACTATGTTTACTGAACTATATCCTTCACCATCAAGTGTTGTCAACACATCAAAGATAGTTTTAGTCTCTTCACTATTCTGAATAGCATTTGCATGATCAGGATATGCCTTTTTCATGAACTTGATCTTTGTACCAGGATCTAGTGGATTCTTCTGAGGATCTTGTGATCTACTTGGGTAGATCCTATACTCTCCACCTCCTGATGCTGACTTCACTTTGTTTAGAAGTGCTTCATGTCCAGTAGTAGGGGGATTAAATCTTCCAAAAGTAACAGATATGCTACCTTGATCGACCGTACCCTCGCCTCCTGCAGTTTCTTCTCCTCCATTGGTTGTTCCTCCTGCTAATTCTTTTGCGGTTAACTTTCTAAGTTTACCATCTTGACTCATATGAGTCACCTTACCAGATTGGTCGGCATATTTACCGTATCCAACGTGTTTAAGATTTAGTTTTTCTGCTTCTTGAGCTGCAAAGGATTTTTGAGCCTCTTTTAGGAAAGCTTTAAACTTTTTCATTCTTCCAATTTTTACGTAAATTAAAGTTTGCTCTGCTAAAGGTAAGTCTATCTACAATTTTATATGGATTCTTAGAATTAATCACATAACCCTCATGCTTAGAAGGTTCACCATCAATATAACATGTTACATCACCGCTTTCACGGATACCACATTGTAGACGCTGTTTCAGTTGATAGATATAGTGCCATGCCTTGAAGGTATATACACTAACCTCTCCCTTATATTTATCAGGTAACGAATCGTACATTTCTTGAGCGTCAGGAACTCGTCCATCACGAATAAAACTATTAACATGTTGCTTGATCTTAGGAGCAACTTTTGGATGAGGAGTTTTAGATTTAAAAACAGGTATAAATGACTTCCATTGATCTTTAAAGTTTAATTCTTTCTCTACAAATGCCCATGCATCTGTTGCACTTACACAATAACAAGTAGATGAACTAGCAAGATTAATCCCAATGTGCCCAACAGCATCCGAAGATACTTGTTCATAAAGAGTATGTGGAGCAATGACAATATAGCCAGGGACTGCAGTGGGAAAACGATACTCCAAAGTATTAGGAGTATAAGTAGATGACCCACCGACACCAATCCAGTCAGCTTGAACAATGCTATTGATACGAGGAGCAAAATGCATAAGTAACCTAAGAATGTCCGCCACATCCCCTTTGTGATTGGTCTCAATGTCCTGAAAGGTATAGTTGATTTTCGGAATTTTTTTGTTGAAGACACTCTTTGTACCTACGAAGAATTTACCATTGGCAGGATTAGTACCAAATACCACAGCAGGAGCACCATCCCACTTGATACCGACAGTCTTACAAGAGATCATCTCTGTGATCGCTTTAAGTGCAACTCTACGACCATCAAAGATTGTATCTTCTGGGTGTTCGAGGTGTTTGTTTGGCATATCATCCTGTATTATATCCATATTATAACAGGATTTTCCTCCGAATGCGAGTCATAGTAGACAGTTTGCTAACCGCCCACCTTTAAATAACTGCTTGCTGTCATGTAGTCTGTAATGCTATTATCACCAAATATTCTAAACCCCTTAGATGCTGCTTGAGAATATATACTCTTCATTATATTAGTCTTTACTATCTCTTTTATCTGTTTCTGTTTCTTATCAACCACTGATCCAACCTCATATGATTGGACTTTATTCTTCAACCACTTCGCTCCCTTGGTAGGGTTTTTATCATACTCTTTAGTAGTATAGTTGATAACATCTTTTGCTTTATGTTTACCACCAGATAAGAACTGAATGTAGTCTGCCCAAAGAGGTAGGTGATCCATGAATGTTTTCTTTGAAAAAGTTCCGTCTTTCTTCTCTGCGTAGTTTTGAAATACTGAATAGTTAGTGAAGTTATGATCTTTACCTGTTGGTATTCCTATCTTAGGAAAGAGTTTTCTTAACTTTGCTCTTTGACTACTGAATGCCATTCTTCCACCAGACATCTTTGTAATGATAGCAAAGATACTTAACGTTGCTTTACCATGATTAGCAGCAGATCCTTTCTGAAGTTGCATCTGTACATCATTATTAATAGCAGATTGGAATCCCCTTATGTCCATCTTATGTCCTTTCTCATTTGCTAGTGTAAATTCAACAATACATTTAGCGTTAGTCGCTTCAAATTTTACATTTGTTATATCAATCTTTAATTTTATTGCTTCCTTTATACCCCTCATTTCTTTATGATCAAACGACTTCATCTTTACTGATGGTGATGTAACCGCTTTTAATTCTTTAGCAGTTGGTGATACCTTTTTCAATGAAATAGGTACACATTCTCTGTTCTTATAGTAGAAATCAACCCATTGATTATAACTATAAAGCATTTTCATATCCTCTACAACTGACAACTTTCTTTTCTTAAATGACTCTGACATTTCTTTGTCTTTAACTGCCATAGGTGATGGTTTTAAAGCTTTAAATTCCTGCATTTGCTTTATCAATGCTTTAGCTTTAGATTTCTTAATTGCTATAACGTCAGCAGGATTCCACTTGTCACCAGTTCCCTTTGACATAATAGAATATACTGATTTTACTTTAGTATCTTTAGCATTTGCAGCGATATGTTTAGCAATCTCTCTATACGCACCTCTGAAAAATGGATCTCCTATAGTGTTGTAAAAAATATAATCACTACCTCTAATATATGCACTCTTAATAACAGCATTTGCTGTCCATACTGATGAATTTATCCAAGACTCTACATCATCTGGACTCCCTAGTGTCACCCAGTTATTAAAACGTGATGCTAATTTTGCTGCATCTATACCACAAGAATTTCTTACACTACCAGGCAAAGCATTGAAGTCTTGCATAGCACTTTTAACTTCATCTGGTTCAATAGCACTTCCCTTGTCTTGTCTTAGTGCAAATGCTACTGCTTGAAGAGATTCTTTATCTTCTGTTTGTGCTACAAATGCCATTAGTCTTTTTGATTATTTATCTTCTTGCATCATATCTTTAAGATCAGACACATATTTATGGGTGTCCTTAATATTATCTACAGCGAGTAGTAAGTCTGCAATGTGCTTGCTGACATATGTTTCTTCAGTTCTTGCTGACCAAGCAAGAGCATTTCTTAATGATGCCTTTGCATCATCTAATGAGTCTGATACCTGTTGTGAGAGTGCCATCTTAGTGTGGGTTATAAATTTTTAAAATGTATAGTGTTGCTATAATACTAATTATAAGAATTATAGAAATAAGTTGAATCATTACACATCTCCTACAAGTCGGTTTTCCGAATAGTGTACATCAAACTCACCGCCAGGATACCTTTTCTTGAGTTTATCTACATTCATTTCAATGACTTCTTCTGGTGTAGTATCTAAAGCAATACATGCTTGAATAAAATACCACATGATATCACCTAGTTCACGTTTCATATGAAATAGATTCTCTTGACTAACTGGTTTACCTTGGAAGACAATCTTCTTAACAATTTCTGTAAACTCACCTGACTCAGCACATAGTCCGAGTGCAGCAGTTAATGCTCTATGTGATTTAAAATCCTTAGAGTATAAATCTCTCAAACGATCTTGAAATTTACCACCTGTTTTACTCTCATCAGACGTAACAGCGTCTACGAATTGAGTATATTTTTCAAAGTCAATCATACTTTAATTCATTAAAAGATTTTGCAGTGAACTTCTTTGTAAGTTCTTCATTACCTGCATCAATTATATCTGTTTGTGCAGTATCCTCTACATCATACAACCTCATCTTCGCTCTGTCAATACCTACGCAAAATCTTTTATTAATTGTAGGGTCATTGTAACGATTCTTTAGTTGCTTAACCATTATCTGATTCGCCTCCTCCAATTCCTCCGTAGAAATAAGAGCAAACATAAGATCAGCAGTTGCGGGAAGCCCAAAACTTTCGCTTGTATCAGTCGTCTGAGTAGCGGAGACGATAGGTACATTAGCTTCAACTGCAAGACCACGGAGTTCTTCTGCAATCGCTTTAACATAAGTATACGAGTTTACTATAGATCCTTTATACCTTTGAGAAGCACATATATTCAAATAGTCAACAAAGATAATATCTGGTTTGATACTTTTCTTTAGAGCGAGGTCACTGATCAAAGATTTAAAATGTCCTACGTGTGCTGACGCTGTAGGATACTCTTTAATGATTAACTTCCCTTGTGTCTTCTTTGCCAGGTTTTTAACTTTACTTTCAAACATTACCTTAGGTAAGTCTGCAAGTTTTTGTATAGAAATATTTAGTAAATTAGCATCAATTCTCTCTGCTATTTTCTCCTCTGCCATCTCAAGGGTAATGTACAATACATTTCTACCTTGTAGCAATGTTGCTGCTGCCATGTGGCACATGAATAATGACTTACCAACACCTGTACCTGCTAGTGCAACGTTGAGTGTTTTGTTAGGTAGTCCACCTTTTGTAATTTTATTAAAGTAGTCAAGATCAAAAGGGATCTTGTCTTCTTTTCTATGATAGAAGTCGAATCTTTCATCTGAATTTGCGATGTAATCATGTCCAACATTCTGATCAAAACTTACTCCAAGTGCTTGACTGAGGATTTCTGGAATAGATCCCTTATCCCTCTTTGAATCCTGTCCATCAGCAATCTTAACGGATTCCATAAGCGATAGATAAATCGCTCTCTCCTGACACCATTTCTCTGTAGTGTCAACCAACCAATTATACTCGCTTTTCTCATTGGATAACTCACTTAGAACCTCCTTGATGTTTTTAAATTGATCTTCGGTTAAGTCTGTGCGTTCCTGACACTCTATACTCAAGGCATTGAGAGAAGGTAATGCATCATATTGACTAATGTATTCATGAATTTCTAAGAATATAATCTTATATTCACGATTAGTAAAGTACTCCTTCATTAAGAAAGGCAGCACCTTACGTGCATATTTCTCATGATAGCATAGATTACTGAGAATCGTGAGTTCTAAATTCATGTGTAGTGAAGATAAGTTCCAACAATATATTTGTTGTTTGATACAGGTGATCTACCTGCGTGTCTGTATTGCCATGTTGGTGGGAATAAAAGTATTGTACCACACTTGGCAGGAATGTCAAAGTTTAGTTTAGGAAATGATGTCTCTCCTCCTTCTTCAACATCATTGAGATATAAAAAACCGACTAAGAATCTACGAGCAGACGCATAGTCTTGCACATCAACGTGATCCTTGAATTGGTCATAATTATTATTTTCATACATCTTCATACGAAACTCTTCGTATGAATACTTGGCAGGAAAGTCAGGACCTAAATCCAGTTCCTCCATATATTTGTCCATGCACTCGTCAAATATATCAATCAACAGGTTCTGTTCAGCAACCCACTTGGGATCTTTTGCATGATATCTCTGAGAAATATTTAGTTCTCTGAAACTTGGTCGCTGCTCTCTATCAGTGTATATGCTGTCGGACTCATCAAAGTTCTTGATGATCGTATCACATACTGATTTACTAAGAACACCAGGATACGTTCTAACATAGTCAGTTAATTTAGTTACCATAGCGAAACTCTTTAGCAGCAGCTTCGTCTATCTTACTCATTATTTCTTTTGTGAAATATTTGTCTGGATCCTTAAGTATTGCAGAAGGATATACACTGCTATCACCAACAACGATCCTATTTCCTTTACGCTCAAAGACTCCATGTTTTTCACCCAACTCCAATAATCCGTAATACCTGTCCAATCCACGATCATAATATAATCTGGTTTCAACATCTGAGTTCTCCTTTGTTAATCTGGACTTGGCGGTTTTGCATTTGATAATATTTCCAACAACCTCCTTACCATCTTTTTCCTTCTTCTTTGATAGATATACAATTGTGCTTGCAGCGTATTTGAGTCCACTTCCACCTCCCATTTCTTTAGTTGGAATGTATGCACCAACTACATCGTATGTATGGTTGGTGACTATCAAAGGAACGTTTGCTTTACCTAATTTGAGGGTTAGCACACGAAAGATTGATTTGACGACCTGAGCACGAGTCATATCTCGTGTCTCTTTACCTGCCTCAGAGTCCTCTACTTCCTTAGAAGTTGATAACATACCAAGAGAATCTAAAACAAACATTAAGGGTTTGCGTTCTTCAGCAGTCTGATCGTTATATTTATCTAATATTTTGATTGCTTGTAATCTAAATTCTTGTACTGTTGTAACAGGAACAAGTAACATACGATTAGAATCTATACCTCTATCCTCAATCATTTGTTTAGAGATAGCAGATTCTGATTCAAAATATATTACACCTGCATCAGGATTAGACTCTAAGAAATGTTGAACCATACCAAGACAAAAGAATGTCTTACCTGTAGATGTCTCACCTGCTATAGCAGTTATCTTATTATTAGGGATGCCTCCGTAGATTGATCCTGATAGTAAGGCATTAAAAATATAAGAACCTGTATCAATAAATCCTGCAGTATCACCTGCAGATACACCTTCAGAGACTAATGATGCATAATCATTACCAATCTCTTTAGCTATGTCCTTCAGAAAATTCATAAAACCATGTTATAAAATTAGAACGTTTCATGGCACGTTCAAACCATCTTGCTTCAGACAAATCGTTGAATGTCTGTTGCTCCTTTTTAGGTGTGCCGAATGCATTTTGATATTCGACTCTGTACTTTTTCATCCAAATAAAAATTCAAGTGATGGGATCTTTTCAGGCTTCCACCCAATAGTATCCATAATGACTTTTATCGGTTCCAAGAAACTCTTACTAAATTGTAGTTCATGGTCGATGTATTTGTCAAGTCCAAATTCCTTTGGGAAAGTATTTGGAAACGAAATGACATTCTCTGATATCTTGTTAGGTGTCTTAAGATAAACAAACTTAAGTTTTTCACCATCTTGAATCAGAGGATACTTGTGAGTCAATCGTTGTTTTGTATTATGGTAATTGTATAGTAATGCACCACGCACGTGAATGGGTGTACCTTTACTATAGATACTGGATTTGT